CTCAAGGTAAAAATCCAGAAGGACAATCCCAAATTAAAGGAAAAACATTTACTTATGGATAAAGACATGAACATTTTTAAATCCCTAAAAAGAAATTTCAAAAACATTTTTGTTGGATCTCATAGGGGTGATGATTTTAAGTTAGAACCATTGCCCGAAAAATATAAAAATAACGATCCTAATGATTGGTTTGAAAATCCTTTAGATAAAATGCCTGTTGCAACTGATAATGATAATTATTCATCACGTCATGAATCAACACCTGATTTTGAGAAGGATGCTGAAGAGATTGTGACGATGCATGAAAAGATGTATCGTATCGCAACAGCAAAGTATAATCCTTTTGCTGCAGGTGGTTCTGAAAGTATTCATGATTTTGAAGGAGGTTCTGAAAATGTACGATGATTCTAATTGGAGAGAAGAATATAAAGCACATACCAGCAACAAAAAGTATCTTGAATTACTTGAGAACGGACCTAAGAGTTTATCTCAGTCATGGATACTAGGTGCATTGTATAGTAACTGGAAGAAGATGAAGGGATATAATAAACTTGATCCTAAAGAAAATGAAGGTCAGTGTCAAAGCAGTATGAAGGAGTGGGAAGAGAGTATTAAGAAGTACAGTTCATAAAGTGTCCACTGGGGGTTATATGACCCCCTTTTTGTATTATAATAAGTATATTGAAACGAACTACACTATGTTTGAAATTAAAATGACTCGTGAGGAAATCATCGATGGTTTGAGATCCAATTACGGAACTGAATTCACTGCTGCTGATGTGAGAGGATTCTGCAGAATGAATGACATTGGTTATCAAACTGTTACCAAAAAACTTAAAGAGTTTAATGTTGGTCGTGGTAAGTGGAACTTGGAAGTTACTGTAAAAGCAGTTGAGAATATTGAAAAATCTTTCAGTGCTCCTTCAGTGGAACCATCTCAACAAGAAAATTTAATACCTGAAAAGGATGATACCTTTGTTAAGTTTGGTCCTTTTTCTGATGTTAAAAAAATAATTCAATCAAAACAATTCTACCCAGTATTCCTTACAGGTCTATCAGGTAACGGCAAGACCTTCAGTGTAGAGCAAGCATGTGCTTCTCTTAATAGAGAACTTGTTAGAGTTAATATTACAATCGAAACAGATGAGGATGATCTTATTGGCGGTTTCCGTCTTGTTAATGGTGAAACCGTATGGCACAATGGCCCAGTCATTGAAGCACTCGAACGAGGTGCAGTCTTGCTCCTTGACGAAATCGACCTTGCCTCAAACAAGATTCTCTGCCTTCAGAGCATCCTTGAGGGAAATGGTGTTTTCCTTAAAAAAATTGGAAAAGTCGTTAAACCAAGAGCAGGATTCAACGTCATCGCTACCGCAAATACCAAAGGTAAAGGATCAGATGATGGAAGATTCATCGGAACTAACGTGCTCAACGAAGCATTCCTTGAAAGATTCCCTGTAACATTTGAGCAGGACTATCCATCACCTAATATTGAAAAGAAAATACTTGGTGGTGTTGCTTCTAATCTTGCTATCACCGATACTGATTTCCTTTCCAGATTGGTAGATTGGGGTGACATCATTCGTAAGACATTCTATGATGGTGGTATTGAGGAGATCATCAGCACTCGTAGATTGGTTCACATTGTTCGTGCTTTCTCTATCTTTAAGGACAAAGCAAAGGCAATCAAAGTTTGTGTAAACAGATTTGATGATGAAACAAAACAATCTTTCTTAGAACTATATGACAAGGTGGATGCAGATTTTAATCTTCCAACGGAGGAAGATTAGTGGGTAGAAAAATTCACGAGGATGAATACATGTCCAGTGACATCTGGAAGTATAATTTAGATCCACCAGAGTATAAACGTGGGAGTAGGCATAATAAGATTGGTATGTGGATTATGTACATTTTCTACGGTATTGTTCTTGTTCAGGTAATACATGCAATGACAGTACTACCATTCTTTCCTATTCCTTTTGCAATACTATTGGGGTTAGGATTTATATATTATGTGGCATGGAGGGCATCATGACCATTTGGCAAAATTACATAAGTGCTTACAGATCAATTCTACCTATGAAGATAGAAGGTTTGTGGGCAGGTTGGGAAGGTAAAGGAACCTATCTCAATGCTATTACTCATTCACATCCACATTTTATTAAATCAAGACAAGTGGATATCTCTGATGGTAAGAATGTTGACATCTTTAATTGCATAGCATATCCAAAGACTGGAAGTAACCTTCCTTGTTTTGGTATGGATCTAATGGCATTCAATGAAAAGAAGGTCATTGTTGTTTTTGATTTTCAGCATCCTAAAGAGAAATATCCATATCGTGTAGAGGGATTGCCAGTAGCAACAGAAGATTACCGTTTCTTTGAAAAAGGCAATCACTTCTCTGATAACATCTTTGTAAGATACTGCAAACCTAATGAGGTTGATAAGCATCTTGATATGTTTGTTAAGTACTTGACTAAGTATAAAGATATGATAGAATTAGAGAAACCCACTGGTACTGATACCAGTGTATACAAAGACTTTGATGCTTATATGACCAAACTTGACCCAGTGGGAGGATATCTTGCTGCTAAGTTTGGGAAAGAAAAAGCAGAAAGTCTTGTGAATGATTTCCTATTTGAATATGGTTAATGCATGGAGTTTAGCACATGACGTTCTCAACGGTACACTTGATGAAAACTTTCCTATTATGACTGGTAACATAGAAATAAATACTGGACTTGGTAACACTGCTGCTACTATTTCCATTCCTCCTGATTATGATTATGAGTATGCAGATTCAGTTGATTATATGGTAAGTGAGATGCCAGGTCCATTTACCACACTTTCTGATAATGATGACTCAATAGCACATCATATCAATACAGTAACACCTGGTATAGAAAAAGATTGCAATAGAAAGTATAAAGAAGATGAGTCAATCAAAGCTCTTCAAGATTATATTTCTACCACTTATGGTGGACACTATACTTCTGACAATAATAATGTCCAGACACTTGATCTCATTGAATCAGTAGGAGATGCAGAAGCATTCTGTAGATCCAATGCAATCAAGTACTTGAGTCGATACGACAAAAAAGGACAAGCAAAACGTGATATACTAAAAGCATTACACTATTCACTCCTACTCTATCATTTTAGTGGGCAATTAAATGAAACTCCGACCCGTGGTTATGAAACTTTCTGAATCAACTCTCTCATTACTTAAAAACTTTTCGACTATTAATCAGTCAATTCTTTTTAAGAAAGGAAATAAACTTTGCACAGTCAGTGTGATGAAAAACATCCTTGCTGAAGCAACAATTGATGAACAGTTACCAAAAGATTTTGGTATCTATGATCTTAGTCAATTTCTAAACGGTCTTGAACTACATAAACCACATGTCCCAGAATTAGATTTTGAGGATGATAGTTATGTAGTAATTAAAGAAGGTAGAATGAGGTCAAAGTATTTCTTTGCTGATCCTCAATGCATCGTAACTCCACCTGAAAAGGAGATGACTCTTCCTGACGAGACTGTTAGTTTTGAGTTAAGCACATCTCAATTAGATAAGTTACTTAAAGCAGCAGCAATTTATCAATTACCCGATCTAGCTGTGGTTGGTGGTGATGGTGTTGTAAAAATTCTTGTAAGAGATAAAAAGAATGATACATCAAACGATTTCTCTATCGTTGTTGGTGACACATCTGAAACCTTTTCTTTTAATTTTAAAGTAGAGAATATCAAGATTCTACCTGGCACATATGATGTTGTCGTTTCACAGAAAAACATATCAAGATTTACGAGTGCAGATCGTGACTTAACATATTTCATTGCACTAGAACCTGATTCTACATTTGGATAATGAAATTAACACAAGAAGTGATTGACCAGATTCAGGAAGCCATGAATCACACTAAGATGAATGGTGACATGAACTGGTTAGATGGTGATGAGATTGATGTGTGTCTTGGTGGCACATTTGCTGGTGATAAGTTTATAGCAATTCATAACAGAACACGAAGTAATACAACTAAAAGATGATAAGATTCTGGAGGATCTGGAAGTATGCGTTGGGTAGTTTCTCTGATGAGAAGACCAAGAGGTATGACAATTCTGTTGTCCTTGTACGATCTTTCGTGTTTTTTACTTATCTCATTACTAATTGCTTCATCGTTGCAGGGGTAATCCGACATTGGAATGATCTATGAAACACATTCTATTTGATTTGAAGAAGTGTCCTTTTGATACTTTAGACAATGAACTTTATGTAAAATTTAGTTTACAGGGTGCAGCAGAAGTAGCAGGATGCAAACTTCTCAAAGTAGAAACTCATAAGTTTGAACCACAAGGTGTGACTGGATATGCTTTATTAGCAGAGAGTCATATTAGTATTCATACTTGGCCAGAGAAAGGTATTGCAAAGTGTGACATTTTTACTTGTAACAGTAACAATAACCCATTGGCAGCGATAGAATATTTTAAGATACGATTTAAAACTATCCATGTTAACATGTGGGCTTGCGATAGATCATCATGAACATTTTTGTCACTCACCCAGATCCACATATATCAGCAAAAGTATTGCCTGATAAACATGTGGTCAAGATGCCATTAGAGACATGTCAAATGCTCTCTATTGTCTTTTCACACTGGTATTACGATTGGGGTAATGATTTAGTTAAAAAGATTGATGGAACCCCATACAAGACCTCTAAAGGTGCATTCAGGAACCATCCATGCACTCAATGGGCAGGTGCTAGTATATACAATACTGCATGGTTAATTCAGCATGGGTGTGCTTTAGTTGGCGAATATAATCATCGTTATGGTAAGGTGCATGGATGTGCTACAGCATTATTTGAAGCAAAGAAAACATTCCACAAATTTGCGAAGGAAGTGATTACATGCTATTGTATGGTGGAATCTTTTACTCGTGCAATGCCTGATGAGTTTAAATATGACACAAGCATTGACACTATTACTGCTTACAAAAATTACATTAGGAGCAAACCTTGGGCTGCATCTAATTATTTACGTGACCCATCCAGAAAACCAGATTGGATCTAAATTATGAATGAACAAATGAAGAAAGATC